GGTATTTGAATTGGACCTGGGTTGGATCTGAGATGTTGAAATACATAAAGCATTCGATCTTCTTGAAATAATCCAAGGCATCTGGACGATGTAATTCGAAAAGGCGTGTGAAATATTTGGTTAAATCGATAACATAAATGTCGTTTTGGGTAGTCATCTTAATACCTCCTATTTCTTAGACTTTCCGAATGAACTGGCGAATATCAAGAGTTAGATAATCACCTTTGAAGATCTGCTCAAATTTGATGATGAGCTCGCCATTAGAAATCTGAACTGAAGTTATCTGCCCGTTACGAGTTCCGGTATTCCAAAAGATATTGGCAGTAACCCCTACAGCAAATCGCTTAGTCACTTCAGTAATATCTACAAGATCGGTGATTGGTACAGAGATTTCGTATTCGTTGACGTTAGGATCTTCCGGATCAATACCAACTGAGAAAATAGGACCATTAGTTTCAAGTAGATCAGTATCTACATTAATAAGAGTTTTGATACGAGCAAGAGCGTTACCGTATTTAATGGATTTGAATTCCTTGAAATTGAAGATGTAAATATCCCCAATGTATGGGATAATAGCGTCCAATGAATATAGCAGATCGTCTTTGAATGTATTCCATGAACAATCTTCAAAAGAATATAGAGTGTCCGGCTTGTTCGTCGGAATACTAAATTCCTTAGCTCGTTTTTGTACACGAGCACAAACCTTAATACCATCACGTGAGTGTTTCACCCACAGAACATCATTCATATCGATGTCAATAACTTTTAATGTCATACCATACCTCCTTAAATAACCTCACGGACAATTAGACCGTGTTCACGCAAAATAGGTTTAAGATCAAAGTCTTTACCCACCATAATAACATCTTCACCAGGTTTAGTCTGATGATTATCGAACCATAATATGAAGTTTTGTTTCATAGGTTCATTGTCAAACACCAAAATCTTACGATTATGATGTCTCCACTGCTCTAAATCATTAGAAGCTAGGCCAAGATGAATGATCAAAACGTTTTGAATTCCATTATCCACAATATGAACATTCCCTAAGGAAGGGATATTACCAACGAAGTCGACTTGTTTGGCACGTGAGCTAGCCAATATAGATGGTTGTTTGGCAATGTATAACTTAACCATGTTCGCATCGTCGGGGTATTCGTTTGTGGTGAAATGAGCGTCGAATAAGTTACGCCAACCAATAACATAGTCCTTAGCCTCAATAGGATAGTGGTGACAGATACGTTTGTAATCTGCCACTGTCAAATATCCCATAGTCTTCAGAACTTTCAATAAGACACTTTTCAAATATAATGTCTTCTCCATACCAGACTTGAATTTCATTTAGCAGCTCCTTTTTTTAGCTTTCTTGTATATCCATTGAAAGTTGACGGTAATCCTCTCGCATAAGTTCAACAGCTTCCTCAAGAACTTTTACACGTTTGCGATGAATAGCCGCGTCTTTTTCTTTCCATTTTTGCAATGTTGTAGTGTCGAATAGATGTTCGTTATGTTCCACAATCCGTTTCAAATGAATTGGATGGAAGAAAATATCATCAGATGCTTTAGGACTTGTATAGTCAAGAGCGCGTTTGTCGAATCCAAACATGTAGTCCTTAAGTTCGACTTTCTTATTAGCAGCTTTACGTAACTCGGCAACAGAAATAGAGTCGCCACGGTTCAATTTATCCAAGACATACATATACCACAGAACTTTTTGTCCTTGAGCGGTGGTGTATTGTTCGTCGGTCATACCCGCGTTAGCAGCAGCGACAGCTTCGTCATTGAAATGTTTTGATTTGATAACAGGTAATCTAGTAATATCATACTTCATTAGTTTCTCCTTCTTTATTTAACGTAATACTACGAGAAGATTTGCTCGTAGATCCCACAGTAACTTCCGTGTGTCAGCCTCTCCTACAATTTCGCTACGTAGAATAGCCGAGTCCAAGAGTTCTTTCAACTTCCTGGCAGCTTCAAAGATTTCAGCATCGTCCATATTCGAGACGACCTTATCTTTTATTTCGTCCATTAGTCTTTCCTTTCCAATTATATGTATTGTACTCGGAATGGTCCAGCTCCTTCTGGTAGCGTGTCGCGTCAAGAATATAATAGTTTTTGACATCAACAGGACCACCCGGAGTAAATGTGCAGTCCAATGGTTTAGAGTCGAGAATATCCAAACGAGTCAAATGTGGCTCATCTGGATTATTCCAATATCTAACCAAGGATAAATTAATTACAGGTAGGTTTGTCCCTTGGCATGATGCGATTTCATTACCGTCAGATTTATATTGAATGAACTTGTATGTCGTTGCATACTTTCTGAATATGGTATCGATGAAATCTTCTGAGTCATCAGCCTTGAACAATTCCTTAACCATGCCCAACAGTGATTCCGAACTTTCAAATATGAACATCCGATGGTCATTGTCAGTTTCTGAGATCACAATATATGGACAAAGCATGTATCTATCCTTGTCCATTCGGATCTTGATAAGATTATCCCCATAAGCTATCCCAACCATGATATTGGGTCTAGCCTTGGATAATTTGGTCCAAAACATGAATTTGTAGCCCTTATAATAGTCCTCGTTTAAGACCGATAGATCGCTCTCTGCGCACTTCCTAAGTACGTCGGCCCTTTCTATCGAATAAGGAACTACATAGTCGTTAAACGCCATTATATAGCCTCCTAGACCCCTTCTAGCGGGTTAGTTTGTCCCAAAGGTCATCTCCAGCCTTTGGATAGATCACAAGTCCATCATTTGATCCCCATTCGTCATAAACCTGACGTCCGAAAGTCAAATATCCTGCGTGAGTCTTCTCCATAGGATAGATATAGCAGAATGTGTTGATGGATTGGATTGTGAATTCGGAATTAATTTTCATGTTTGAGATCATGCGATTCATTAAGCCCTCAGGACTTGACACGATCTCTCGTGGAATACAGACAAGAACTTCGTCCTCATCTTTCCTCTTGGCCAGGAAGAAATTATGAGTAGGAGCATCACCATTCTTGTATTCTTTAATGGTAGTAATACGACTACCGCCGCATAATACGAAGTTGTATCCACGCGCAGAATATACGTCTGTCAGGCTTCTAGAAAACCCTTCCACAACGCAATTATCTGATTCAGATTCGGATGCTTCCCATCCTTGGTTATACGACCGAAGTACGGGAGTTCCGTTTCGCAAATACATATGTTTCAAGTCGTAACCGTTGATCAGTCGGTAGTGACTTAATTTGTATTTGTCTTTAGATGTCCACATTATCCAAGTGGGCATAACAGCCCACTCGATATCCGTGATGATTTTGTCAAGCCAATTTTTAAGATTAGCAAGACCTTCTTTTAGTTTTGCAAATAGTTCTTTCATTAGGTTGTCCTTTCTGAAAATATGATGCGATGTCTCGCGTAGTAATTCAATTCCTAATGTTAATTAATGGATTGTCTAAATCGTTGTAGACGCAGAACGATCGAATATGATGATTTGAATGTCCGAAGAAGTGTATTATGCTTCTAGACAGTTTAGTAACATCCAACTTAGTAAGATGCAAATTACTAGATCGACCGCCAGATGTATAACCAGAAATGATTATTTCATTAGCGTCGCTTAATAGGTCAGCAACAAAAACAATATATACGAAGTCAGAGTCTCGTAAATAGATTGCTCCACCTCCTGCAGAACAACGGAAAGAATATACTTTACCGTCTTTCTTAATGATTAGACGATTAATCTTCCGAGTCATCATCTTCATCACCGTCCTCATCCTCAAGCTCCACGGATCCTACTTCGTGTTCAATACGTTTGTTGTATTCGTCCCATAGTGACTTAGAATCCTCATAGTCAGATTTAGGTAATCCAAACATACCGAAAGTATCATCATAATTTGGCTTGTTAGTGCGTCCACTTTCCAAATATGAGATAAAGGTATCGTGAGTAATAGCGTCGAAGTCCTCGAATTCAATTGCCATCTTATCAAAAATGAATTTCAGATATTCAGTAGCAGATTTCTTACCACCTTCAACATGTAGGTTTTCAGCAAACCAAATAAGCAGCTCACCAATGCTTGCCCAGCTAGAATATTTAGATGCGAATCCAAAATATTCCACACGCTTGTCAATCAATTGTTGACGGATGTTAAGTAAGGCGATGTTATGTTTGTTAGGAGTATATTCCCAAGCAAAGATAGGTGCGAAGTCATCAATAAGTTTTGAATTATGAATTCCTGCACGGTCAAGAACTAACGCACAATAGTAGTCATAACTATCTTGCGTGTCTTTATCGTAGATCATACGTTCATACTCCATTTCATTAGCTTTAAGTGAGCGGATTGTATACATCATGTCATCAATGACCTTACGAATTTCTTTCGCAGATCGTTTATCCCGATAGTTTAGGAATCGATCCTTCATTTCGAATTCATCAAATTTACGAACTACAGAAATGGTATCTCCTTGTCCATCTGGAAGGTCGATAACTTCTTCAGTCATCGGATCATATTCGATCCCAGCAGCATTTTCATATGGAGTGATGTTACGGATAATCATACCGTTTTCTTTACGCCATGCATGTCCATCTCCAAATTCAAGAGGGTCTTGGTCCTGTTCAATATCGCGTTCAAGATCCATCAGAGCATCACGCTCTTCAAGACGTTTTTCAATCTCAGCAGCTTCGTGTGCTTCCAACAGTTCCTCATACGAAAGACCATCTTCTTCCAACTTCTTTTCTTCCTTATACCATTTGTAGAGACGGTAACTGGCATAGCCGATACCCGCCACTAAAACAGTATATCCCAAAATCTTCAAGTTTCTATTCATTATTGGAATATCCTTTCAAAATTTAATTAAGCTTGTTCGTCCGCTTCTGCGTAGATGTTTGGAGCGTAGCGGTTGCGTGGGCGTTTCCAGCGAACATATGTTTGTGGAACCATAGCTTTAGCTTCTTCATCCCACATGTCGAATGTATCCCATTCAATATAGAATTGATCAGTGTCTGACCAGAAGAATGGTAGGGCAGCAGATGGCACTTCAAATCCAAGTTGTTCCAACACATATGGGAATGTCAATTCGCCCCATTTAGCCATTTTAGGAATTAGGATTTCATTGTAGATTTCTTGGATTGTGCGTTCGTTATATTCTGGTTCGCCAGGTGCGTTGAGGTTAGAATTCTTGAAATATGCACCATAGAAAAGCCCTTCGCTAGGTACTTCAACAGTAGTTTCGATTTCATTTCCATCTTCGTCAGTGATTGTAATTTTACGAGTGTCATGAGGAGTATCGAGACGTTTGAATGTTTCTTCGTCAAGAATTTCCTTAGCACGTTTGCGATAACGAGAATGTTCTTCTGTGATTACCGCGAGAGCAGCCGTAACAGCTTTGAGGCGATTGTTCTGTATAGCGTATGAAAGTCCGATAGCAGCGCAGCTAGTGACCCCAAGCAAAACTGGAATAGCAATATCTTTGGCAACCTCAGTAGCGATTTCAACTTTTGATGGGACAATTCCATCCTCCTTCATTTCCTCAAATTTTTCTAAAGTCTTATCGACTTTCTTAGCTGCTTGGTAAGATGTTACAGCAGTAGCAACGAGTCCTACACCTCCAGCGATAACCAGGGCAAGTGGTGCATGTTTGATACCAAAGTTTTTAGCCGCAACTAGACCACGGCGAGAGTTTTTAGCAATATCTGCAAAATTAATTGATGGTAATTTCATTATGGGTTCTCCTTTTATAAAATAGTGTTGATAACTTCATTGGATTCTTCTTTGAGAAGAGAATATCCACAGATGTTTGATAAAATAAATGATGAGTTAGCTCGAACCTTACGCTCTTTATTAATATGAGCATCGTGTTCAAATTCCAAAACTCCATCATTAATAGCTAGTCCAGTAACATTACTGAACAGCAGTGGTTGTTGATTTTGATGCGTGTGTTTCTGATAAATCCTAACCCGCATATGTTTCCTCCTGTAGTGCTTTTCCGTGTTGCGCACGTTTGATAGCCGCATCACGGTATTCGTCCACAATATGCTTGTATTGCAAATATGTAGACGGAGTAAATCCATGTTTGTTCTGCAGATCTTTGATTCGTTGTCGTACGCCACGTAAATGTGTATGCATAGACTTGAAGTCAAACACATCTGCGCTATTGATCATACCAATAGTCATTCCTGAAACTTGGTTCTGCTTAATTGAGATTTGTTCTTCTTTACGCATGAGATAATCGATGAGAAATGCGTACTCCGTTTCTGGAGTCCAATGCAATGAATAAGAGTTGATTTTGCGTACTGCAACCATAATTAAGCCTCCTGCTTTTGTTTAATAGCTATCTTGCGAATATCGGCACGTTCAAATACATGCTCGACAGTTTCATTAATTTCAACCAAATGTTCAATAATAGTAACAGTGGTTTCGCTGCGTGTGTATGTCAATCGTAGTTCCTTACCGTATTGGTCTTTAGGAACATAGTTAAAGTATTCGCGACTTCCATCGCGAAATATAACGTCAATCTTTGTGATCATCTAGGCCTCATTTCTTCAACCAAGCAAACGCTAGGATGATCCAACCAACAGGGCCAATGCAAAGTAAAAATAGTGTAGCAAGTAAGTTTTTCATTTTAGTTTCCTCCGTTTATCTTTTAATCCAATCCATGAATATGAGTAGCCAACCAATTGGTCCACAAGCGAACAAATATAAGTATGCTATATAGCGTCTCATTATTCGTCCTCCACATATTCAGATCCGAACATACCAATTCGAATTCCGTCTTCCTTACAAATAGCATCGAATGCGAAATATGATTGTACGCATCCAATAACATAACCGATTCCAACCAAACCAATACCAATAACGAATTTCTTCATTAGTAAACTCCTAACTAAATTTCTTCAACAGGTGGGAATTGAATTGTATATCCTCCACCACGCGCAGCGACAATCTTAGATCCACGAAGATCTGTCCAACCATAAGAATTATCAGTAAACCTTGATGGTATATCCGATAGTTCATAGTAATCTGCCACAGATACAACTTTGTAATGCTCAAGGTTACTTAACATGATGTTAAAGATTTCCTGAGCTTCCTGCGCAGTTTCAAAGTCAACGTATTTTAACACATCTGATGTCTTTTCAGAACGACGATTGAATTGTCTATCGTAGTCAATACGTCCTCCACCGCGATATGTGTCCATACGGGTAACATTGTTTCGTCCACGACCCCAATATTGTGTCGGCTGTCGATGATAAATATAGTCATCACCTAACACCGCACGCTGGATCGCAGTTGTAGTAATATCGACAAAAGTGTTTTGAGCGCTTGGGATAATAACCTCATGCACGAGATGTTGCACAACACCTTTGAATCCACCTTCTCCGAAAAATAGTAATCCCGCTCGAGATAACAAACTAGGTTTGCGCACTCTACCTTTAGCTACTGCTTTCTGCTTTTTACGCACAGCAGTCCCGTCATTCTTTTCTACCTTAGTAGATTTTTGTTTTACCTTATTGTAGTCAACCATTATACTCTCCTAACATTCAATACTGCAGACCATTCGTATGTTACAGGGTCCATTTGTTTCTTGACACCATCTGCAATATATGTTCTTCCTTCAAACCAAACGCGATTATTATAACCATTAAGTTCGGTTGCTAGATCCGCCAACGTAATATCACTGGCGTTGTCTAATGGCACAAAGAATCTACCAGTGACAGGGTTAAAATCAGGGACATACATTGCGTCATAATCTTCTAATATGACAGCCATATATGTCTATGCCTCCTTTCTGTGACAAAAAATAAAAGAGGGTGTAATAACCCTCCAGTATTAGTCGATATCTTCCGATTCGAACTCAACGTCAATAACGTCGTCTTCATCATCCTTAGATTTAGACCCAGCGAGTAGTGAGATCACGAAAGCTCCAGTCCCGATCAAGGCTGCTCCAACTAGTACTTTCTTAGCCACTGGACGCCACTTGGCAATTTGTTGTGCCATAGTAAGCTTTTCCGGTTCAGCTACGATAGTAGTTGTAACATCTTGCTCAACTGCAGCTTCTGCTGCTTTCACTTGCTCATCTGAGATAACCTCAGTTTGATTTTCAACGATTTGTTCTTTTGACATTTGTTTGTCCTCCTTTTGTTTTATCGTTTCATTATCTGCTATGTAATTTCTGCGACTACTTTTTCCAAATTTTGGATAGTAACGTAATTGTAAAGACGATCCATACTGCTCCGGTGATTCCAATCACCACAGATGGGCCATAAATAACGGCTGGAAATATCCCTAACGCAATCCCGCAGATAATTGAGAATGGTACGGATAAAACCAGCACAGCAGCTGTTAAAATAATTTTAACGGTCGATGTATTCAACTTCCTTAATCTCCTCTTCAGTTCAAAATGTTTCGAATTCCTCCATATCAGAGCGTTCGAAATGAATGGTGAGGTTATCAGGGAGTTCCATTTGTACTTCAGAGCTGCAAGCGTAAAAATTGTCACGAAGTGTGTCCATGTCTTTGAGTGACATTGGAATGCGAATGTGTTTTCTCATTAATATTTCCTCCCTAAACGGCGAATAGAGCCGTATTCATTCACCAATAAAATAGTATTGACAAATCCATCAGTACTCGGGATACCGACAGACTTGTCTTGAATAGCATATTGCTTATTGTTAATAACCAGCACATACTCACAATTTAAATCCAACATGTGTACGATCGAAATAGGTATATCCACAACAACAGAACTAATTCGTCCATCAGATGTTGGGAAGGTGTCCTCATATTTACCGCCAAATGTTGTGGTTGTCCCTTTGTAATAAATAGACAACGAGATGTTTTGTTTCTGTTCCATACCAAACCTACCTCAAATATGTATTGTCCTGCAGAGCTTGTTGCAGAAGTTCTTTAGTTGTAGACGTTCCAACATATATTCTGTCGAACATCACGTCAATGACACTCAAGAAATACTTGATAGACTCTTTATCACGTTTGACATAGGCAGTCTGACGATCTTCCTCATAAGGATGGAAAGAATCCTCAGATACGTTCATACCTATGTCTTCGTAATAAAATGACTCGGTAAGTGTAAGTACAAGCTCATCCACAAGTCTCCTAGACAATTTGAATAACAATCCTTCCAAATCCATGAATTCTAGATTATCCGGAATGGTCATCATCATATTCAAATATGACTTGTAATCTTCCTGAGCTTGATGCTCACACCAACTTGTGATAAGTCTATCAATATAGAAATCTTCGATCATGAATACGTTTTGTAGATCCATTGATCGAATGTTTGCTATGATTTGGTTCTTGAAGTCATTGCTAGATAAAATAACCTTTTTATCTTTCATGTTTCTTTCTGTCCAAACTTTCTAACATTTCTTTTCGCATTTCATCCGGATTCCTGTTGAATTCAAAAGCAACCGATGCAGAATCTTCTTTCATAGATTCCTCAGTCCTATCCAAGACATGCTTGAATACATCAGACATGAATTTTGTATCTTCATACGATACGTCCGGATCATGAAACGCGTTCTCGTAATATCGCGAGTCTATGATAGATAAACATAGAGCATCTACAATTTTACGAGCTATTTTAAATACGAAAAGATTAGGATCTATCACAGTAATCCCATCCGGCACACTAGCGAGAAATACATAATATGCTTTGTAGTCCTCTTGTGCTGGAGATATTTCTGTCTCAGGATCCTTCTCTTTCCATTTAGTGATAGCCGCCTCAATTAAAGATTGGTTGATATATAACATATCAGCTAGAGGCATATCTCTAACCATTGTTTCAACCGTCTCTTTAAATTCTGTAGACGACATAATATAACCTTTAGTCATCTTCAACCTTTCTTCTAATTCCGAGAACATCGGAAAGAATTTTGAGACCCTCTAAAGTCATTTTATCTTCTTCGGTCTCTGGTGTAAACACGTTTTCGAAATAGTTTTCTTCCATTATATATCCTCCAGTAAATCGTTATCATCAAGCGATTCTTTACAATACGAAAATATGATCGACTTAGCAAATTCTTCATCAATCAATGCGTATTTACGTTGCAGTACAGTACATCCAGGATACTTTTCGCTAGGACCAAGAATCTTAGCCTCCATACAATATCCCCAATGAGGGATTCCGTCGATTGATCGTTCATAAGGCAGTTTTGAATCAACAACATATTCGGATCGTTTAAACTCTTCTTTAGCGTAAACTTCATCCGAAAAATGATCCCATGTTGTGTTCATAAGAATGTTGTCGACTTCTTTGAGTTCATATTCATGAAAAGAAGACGCATCGTATGTGAGATCTTTCATATCATACTCAGTAATAACAAACCCGATGTTGTCAGGATTCTTACGAACAGATTTGCGACGAATCGCTTTACTGTTGAATGTATAAAATGCAACGTCGTCAAGATCACATTTTTCAGAGATATTACTTTTACGTACACAACCTTTCCATTTGTTGTCTTGAGTTTTTATCAAAGTAATAATACGGACAGGAATATGCTTCCCATCCGTGGTATATACGCCCAAATATAACTTCTTTGTATCCACACGATTCATAATTAGTCCTCCTGTTTATCCAAATGACTCCACATAGATTTGAAAAATATGTAGACTAATGCCGCTGCAATTACAAACGAGATTCCTGTTAATTCCCAAACTGACATATCACTTGTCCTCCTTCTTGAGTCCATATTGTCTATTCAAATACTGTTTGATATGAATACGCAACTCATTCACAAGCCTGTTAATGACAATAAGATCCTGAGTTTTGTAAGTGTTTGTCTTACGTTTTGGATTAAGATATTTCTTATAAATAGCAACATCTTCTTTAATGAAGTTTACATCTCCGTATGGAGTACCTTTAGCTAGTTCCAAATAATACTCAAGACGTTCAATACATGCCAGTGTATGTCGAATCATTTTTGCTTTGTTTTTAAATCCACGTTTCATTTGTTTTCTCCATTCTTTTTAACTAAATAATTGTAATATCCCAACATTAACCCTCGTGTGGTATAATTGCTAGGTTCTTTTACATAGATAATAGTAAAATCAAATTTGTATTTACATTCCGGGAAATTGAATTTTGACACGTTGGCTTTAACGCCAATATCCATATGTTCGACAAATCCCAGAAGATTAACTAGAGCAGTAGATCCATCGATCTTATCAATCGGTTCAAAACCATTCATCTTATTATAATAGTACTCATAAAATTCTTCTAAAAATTTCCTATCAGATGAATGTAATGTAACCTCTGCGGAGAATAGCTTTTCACCATTCTCCAAGGTACAAATAGGATTGTCGTATTTACTGGATATTTTAAGATCTTTCATTATTGACCTCCGTATTTGAAGTAGTCCTTCACGAATTCACGGAATGAAATATCCAAAGAATTCTTAACATATGTTAACTCCATCATAAAGAAA